TGGTCGAACATTTTGAGCTTCCCACGAACTGGCCTCGCATACGTGCCGCCGACTATGGCTACTCGTCGCCGTCGTGTGTCCTGTGGGGTGCTATTGATTGGGATAACAATATTTGGATTTATCGCGAACTTTACGTAAAACACTTGACAGCAGAGCAATTAGCTGATAAAATATTAGAATGTGAGGAGTTGGACCCGTTACCTCATTATACGGTCCTTGACTCCTCATGCTGGAACAAGACCGGATTCGGCCCTTCTATCGCAGAGACTATGATGAGGGCCGGGGTTAGGTGGACTCCATCCGACCGCAATCGTCTACAAGGAAAAATGGAACTACACAGGCGGCTTGCTGACGACCCCCACTCTAATGAACCCCGTATGCGAATCTTTTCCACTTGTAAGCATATCATTGCACAGTTATCAGGCATTCCACTCTCCAAAACTAACAGTGAAGATGTAGACACGAGAGCAGAGGACCATGCCTACGATGCGTTGCGATATATGGTTATGACGCGAACCAGCGGATACACTTCAATACACAAACAACTGCAGGGCATCAAAGACCAAGCCTTTCAGCCCTATGATGCTACGTTCGGATATTGATTATGGCAGACGACGATATAAAGTTTGTAAAAGAAAATAGTCTTGCCAGTAAGCCCATAACAGAAGCCGACTTAAATAAACCTTCTATTGTTATTGGGTTTATGAAAAATGAAAAAGGGTCTGATGGCAAGCAAACAAAGGGTGGTATTCGAGAAATAAGAAAGCGTGGCGATGTCTATGACATTTATCACGGCGATGAGTTAAGACCTTCTAGTAGAGACGTTCCGAAAGAAGAAATCTTGCGGCTATATAGCCAAGAAGCTACATCAGGCTATATGTATAAAACTACATCTAGACAAGACCCAAAACTTGCTAAGTGGATTAACATAGACGACGAGGACATTTATATTAATCGTCTAACAGATAAAGACCCTCTTAGTCCTCTTAAATTTATAGGTGAATCAAAGAAACCCGTGGCAGAAGTAAATAAAAATATCACAGTAGGTGAAGCTCTCGATTTAAGAGGCAAGGCTTCAGCATCTATGAGAAAAGCTATTGAAGCTGCTGGCGTTAAGTTGAGCGATAAGTGGACAAGTCTTGCCAACAAAGAGTTTCTTATAAAACTAAATGATGTAGGTTCGGAAGCACACTTTACAGAACTACTAGCTACACAGGAACGCTTAATAGGTTCGTATACTGAAGAGGGTAAGGTTGCTCCCTTTGCAAATGTTTTTGGACAAGGTGGTCAAGCTAGAAAAATAAAAGTCGATGGCGAGTTTCTTGCAAAAGCACGACAAGCTAGACGTACAAAAGCATTTAAAGGGGTTCCCGAAGCAAGGCAATCCTTAAAAGCCTTAACAGATGGTGTGGCATCCATCAAAGACCCTATGGTACGGTCTGCAGTTGCTTTCAATGCACTGGTCCCTTTACGTCCGGGCGAAGTTGCCCGTATTAAGCTAGACGACATAGATTTCGAAACAGGGGCGTTCAAGGAAGCTTATCGGAATGTTAATAAAATTCGTAATGAACTCGACCTGCCAGAAGTAGGTTTGGAGATACTACGAGATGCCGCTGACACTGCTAGAGCAGAGGGCAGAGAATATTTATTTTTGGGCAAGGATGTCACGGACCCTAAGAAGGCTACAGCTAGTTTTGTAAATAGGATGTCTGCTGCTGTCAAGGCACCAGATGGTATTGGTCCCCGCTTCAAACCCTTTGCAAAAGATATGGGTAGAGAAGTTGCCGGTGCTTCGGACATTCGTAAGATTATCCCGTCTATCATTGCAAACGAGTTAGGCTACAAGTCTGAAGCCAGTGCAATCATGGGACACACAACCTTTGATGAAACTATTGATGGTATGAAAGCCATCACTCGTAAGCACTACGCATCACAGATTATTACGGGTGAAGGAACAACAGCCAAGCAAGCCCTTCGTGCCTTACAGAACATGTATGGAGAGGTGCTAGGTTTATCTACCCTCAACGAACTACCTGCATCCATGAATGTGGAAGCCAAGGGCTTGACTAGCAGTGGCTCACCCAAACTAGCTGTTATACCAAAGGGTGCAGAGATTGTTGGCACACAGGTTCAAGGGACCTTGACAGATGCCGACCTCGACCTGATGGAGGATGTTCGTGAAGCTCGTAGTCAGGAACTAAAGCTAAGTGCTACGGAATCAGAAGCGAAGCGACTGAAACTCGAAGCTCAAATGGGCGACCTAGATGAGGAAGCAATCCGTGCCAAGGTTCAGAGAGAAGAAAAAACTAAAGCGATACGAGCCGACGAACGGGCTAAGTTAAGTCCTACCGTCGAATCTCCTACTCCCAAGAACTTCGATGACTTGTCTCCTGATACCAAGGGATTCTTCGAACGGAACGGCATCGACTTTGACAGCCTGATTAAAAACTTTGGTAAGGCAGTAGAAAAAATAGAAAAGATTCCCGGTGCTAAAAAAGTTCTTCCTATTGCTGCGGCAACATCAGGATACATAGCTGGTAAATCAGAAGCAGCAGATTTAGGATTGCCTGCAGTAGCACAGGAAGTTGTAGGAGCATTTAGCGGAGCTAGTGAACTAACCCCGTTTTCAATGACCGACATAGCAGATACCGCCAGCGGTTTTGGTGTAGCAGCTACAGAAGAACAAAAACGCATTGACGAGCTTCGCAACCGCGCTATTTCACAAAGAGATTCTGGCATGATTCCAGAACCGGACAGGGTTCCTCAAGCCGCCCCTGCCCAAGACCAAGGCTTTCTTTCCGTTAACTAGGAGGCAGAGATGCCAGACAATAACTACAACTACGGTGCAGCCTATGTAATGAACTCTGATAAAGTCAGCGTCGATACAGATGAGGGTGCATCAAAGCTATACCGTGAAGGTCTTGAGTTTCAGACTCGTGTAAAGACAGGCCCAATCACAGAAGATATGCCCAAGAAGCAAACCAAGCCTACTGTAGAAGCTTCATTTAACACAATGGCAGAAGACAGAAACTACTTTAGCTAGGACTATACATGTCTGAAGATAACTTTCTCCAGCCGGATGATGACACGGTAATTCCGGTACAATCTCCCGAAGAACAGATGCCGGGTCTTGCAGGGTACGTAACTTCAAAGTTTAGGGATGCTGAAACTGGTCGCTTTGCTCACGAGCAACGTTGGCTACAGGCATACAAAAACTTTAGAGGTATCTACGACTCTACAACTCAGTATCGTGATTCCGAACGGTCTCAGGTCTTTGTTAGAATTACCAAGACAAAGGTTCTTGCTGCGTTTGGTCAAATCATAGACATCCTGTTCGCAAACAAGAAGTTTCCCTTGGTTGTGGAATCAACTCCCGTGCCGGAAGGCATTGCGGAGTTTGCTCACATGAAGACCCCCTTGGACGAAGCAACTGAACAGGACCCCTACGGGTTTTCAGGGGATGGTCGCGAACTAGCTCCCGGTGCCTTACAAGCAAAACCCGGTGGTGACTTCCTAGGTGGATTAGAGTCCAAGTATGGACAACTAGACCTAGCAGAGGGTCCGGCACGGATAGGCGAACCACAGATTAGTCCGGCTCAAGAAGCAGCCCTGCGGATGGAAAAAGTTATACACGACCAACTCACTGACACAAACGCTGTGAACGTGATGCGGAACTCCGTGTTCGAAGCAGCCCTCTTGGGAACTGGCGTTGTAAAGGGACCATTCAACTTTTACAAGCGGGTCCACAAGTGGGAGCGTAACGAAGCGGGAGAACGGGTTTATAACCCGGATGAGAAGACCGTTCCACGGATTGAGATGGTGTCGGTATGGGACTTTCACCCCGACCCCTCTGCTACTAGCATAGATGACTGCGAGTACGTCATAGAGCGTCACCGCATGAACCGTCAACAGCTTCGTGCGTTGATAAAACGACCACACTTTATTTCGGAAGCAATCGAAGAGTGCCTAGCTAAAGGTCCTAACTACGAGGACAAGTACTACGAGGACACTATTCGTGAGGACGAGACAGAGCCATTCTACCAAGGCAACCGCTATGAGGTCTTGGAATACTGGGGTGTCTTGGATGCTAAACTAGCTGCCGAAGTTGGATTGGAAAACGCTGAAGAAATGTCGGAGTTCGACGAGCTTCAGGTAAACGTCTGGGTTTGCGGCAACATGGTTATTCGCTGTGTCCTAAACCCTTTCACACCAGCCCGTATTCCGTACCAAGTCTTCCCTTACGAAGTCAACCCCTATCAACTCTGGGGTGTCGGTGTAGCGGAGAACATGGAAGATGCTCAGAAGCTAATGAACGGTCACGTTCGTATGGCTATCGACAACCTCGCCCTTGCAGGCAACCTCGTCTTTGACGTAGATGAAGCTAGTCTCGTACCGGGACAAAACATGGACATCTTCCCCGGAAAAATATTCCGTAGGCAGTCTGGTGTTACCGGAACAGCCATCAACGGCTTAAAGTTTCCGAACACGGCAGGAGAAAACCTGCAGATGTACCAGATTAGTCGTCAGCTTGCTGATGAAGAGACGGGCATTCCGTCAATCATGCACGGTCAGACAGGTGTAACCGGAACTGGACGAACCGCCGCTGGCCTCTCTATGCTCATGGGGTCTGCTGGCTTATCCATGAAGACTGTCATCAAGAACATTGACGACATGCTCCTGAAACCCTTGGGCGAAGCCTACTTTCAGTGGAACATGCAGTTTAACGAGGAAGCAGAAGACATCCAAGGTGACCTAGAAATTAAACCACGCGGCGTTGCAGCCGTGATGCAGAAAGAGGTTCGCACACAGCGGCTAACGTCCCTGTTGCAAACCGTCGCCAACCCTATGCTGGCTCCGTTCATCAAGATACCAAACCTGATGCGCGAACTGGCTATCTCACAGGACATAGACCCTGACAGCCTAGTCAACGATGCAAACCAAGCCCAACTCTACGCAAAAATGTTACAAGGAATGCAGGC